TGGTTTGTGATTGCTGATGTCCGTGAAGAAGACGTGTAGCTGACCTTGCGAGGCGAACGGGTGAACTCCGGCAGCGGCGCCAACTCTTGCGTCCTCTGGTGCGAAGATGACAAAAATCAAAATCAAAATCAAAATCAAAATCAATCTCAAGAACAGAACGGAAGGAGGAAAGTCCTGATTCGTTCGACGGCACTATCAGATCATGCGCCAATCCCATTTCTACATAAATCGAATTGTGATTGCAGAAGTCTAAAAGTTCGCCTAGCTTCAAGCCGACATTATGTGAGGGCATTCGTTTGCCGATGAAGCTTCAAAGCGTGCCCGGTTTGCCATGAGACGATACCGCCGCCGGTCCCAATGGCTCTATCCTTCACTGATCTAGCATTTGTGTAGAGGCGGATGAATGGCTGACGTGGATTTTGATAGTTTGCTGAAACAAGTTCAGCAAATGGAGCGTAGCGGCGAGCATAACCGTGCATTTGAAGTTCTCGTCGAACATGTGGATGCATCCACATCGATGATCGAGTGGATCTGGTACGAGGCCGCCCAGATGGCCAGAAAACTGGATCGGATCGCGGAGTTTCTCGACTTCTCCGCGCGATTTCTGGCATCCCCGAAGACGGACCATCCGAGTGCCAAGAATGCCGTGATCGCGCTTCTAAGGCACCGGATCGAAGAAAGGACGCTCGATCCAGGTGCTAGACGCGAGGCTGCGGAAAAGCTTCTGGAGATCAGCGGAACGGAGAGCGACGTCGCGCTTGTAGAGCGGGCAAATCTCGGCCTTCCCATGAGCGAGCCGCTTGTCTTCAAGGCGGATGACCCGGTCACGATCCCAGCCCAAAGACCCGATCTCGCGCCGCCCGATCTCGTGACGGCCGACCACTATATGGTTGAGATGTCTCTGGCGCGCCGCCATCTCGATGTTCAGACCGATCTCTGCCGCAGCGCGACGTATCTTTATTCCGGGAATGAGGCCTCTATCGTCAGGGACGGCGCGTTTTTCGATGGATTGAGCACCTCCGTCAAGATGAAGCGCGTCTATCAAACATTCAAGGAGATCATGGGTACCCCTGCGCATATCCGCGGCCGCGCTGCCATAATAGGAGACAATTTCGGCTCCGACAATTATTGCCACTTTACGCTCGACTGGCTGACACGACTTATCGCGATCGAGGAAAGAGGCGAGGTCGATTATGTGTGCGCAAGGATCAAGGGGTTCCCCTGGCAAAATGACCTCCTGAGCGCCGTTCTGGATGGACGGAAAACGAAGCTGGTTAATGGCGGCATTGCGGGTTGGCTGGCATTCGATGAACTCGTCACTGCACAAAACAAGATGATTGGTAACACGCATCCAGCGTTTTGGGGTGAAACCCGCATGATCGAGGAACTTCGCAAGCGCGTCTTCGGCTATTTCGGGATCAAGAGAGGGAATCCCCATCGACGCATCCTGATTTCGCGAAAAGACGCAGGCGGGCGGCGGAGCATCGTGAATGAGACGGAATTGCAGTCGGCGCTGGCTCCTCTCGGTTTCGAGACGATCGTGCTGTCAGGAATGTCGGTTGCCGAACAGGCCCGAACGTTCAATGAGGCCGAGATCGTTATTGGCGTCCACGGCGCCGGCCTGACCAATGTTGTCTACATGGAGGCGAGCTCCCTTGTCGTCGAACTGATGCACAATCGCTATGCGACCTCGGCGTTCTACAGGATCGCGAAATCCAGGGATCTGCACTACGCGATCATGTCTTGCGCATCATCTCTTGCGATCGACGTGGAACAGACGAGAGCACGCAGCCATTCCAACGATCATTCCAATGCGTCGCTTGAGGTTGATACAGGAATTCTCTCTGCGTTCGTGTCGCAGAAGATCGATGATCTGTTGCTGGGCAAGAATCTTGCTCGCGCAGGCTGATGCATAGCTTCGGGATCGAGAGGCCCATAACCATCCGGTGCAGCCTCTTTTCGAGACTTCGCGCTGATCTGGTCTTTCACTTGACGCCTCCACCCCGAACGATCGACTGGCCACATGCGAACCACGTGGAGATAGGCGCCTTTTCGCAGCCGTGACGACACCGTTCCATGCCGGGCCGCCTACGCCGGCGCCATGCCCAACGGTGCGGCCCGCCAAGACTCGATAATCACACCGATTGCCATGCCGGCAGCCCCGCAGGGGCGGTCGCCGCGCCTGACGCGCCGATGCGGCCTCATCCTCATTCACAGGACCTGACATGACCTATGTATGCATCACTCCGCCTGTCGCGGAGCCGCTGGCGCTTGCCGAAATCAAGGCGCATCTGAGGATCGATGGCACCGGGGAGGATGGCCTGTTGACAGGCCTGATCAAGGTTGCGCGCGAGCATCTGGAGCGGGCCACCGGGCTGGCGCTGATAAGCCAGGGCTGGCGGCTCCATCTCGACTGCTGGCCGGAAATCGGCGCGCTGGCGATTTCACGCGGGCCGGTGCTGACGGTGGACGCCATCCGCGCCTTCGACGAACTCGGCGAAGAGAGCGAGGTGACGCTCGCCGGCCATCTGCTGGACGGCGTGCGCCGGCCGGCGCGGCTCTGGCTGCGCGAGAGGCCGGCGGCCCGCCAGGCGATCAACGGTATCGAGGTGGACTTCACCGCCGGCTTCGGCGAGAGCGGCGCCGATGTGCCCGATACGCTGAAGCGGGCAATGCTGGTGCATGCCGCCCATATGTATGAGTTCCGCGGCGCGGTGCCCGTCGAGATGCAGCCGGCTTCGGTGCCCGATGGCTATGACCGGCTGGTCGCGCCCTTCCTGATGCGGAGGCTTTGATGGACCGGATCTTCCTCGACGCCGGCACGCTGACCGCGCGGCTTGACCTGGAGTCGCCGGTCGAGACACCGGACGGGCAGGGCGGGGTGACGGTGGCGCACGCCGTCGAGTCAAGCCATTGGGCGCGGATCGAGCCGGTGTCGGCGGAGCGTGTCGAACTCGGCCACGTCGAGCGCCAGGGCGTGACGCACCGGATATGGGTCCGGCATGCCGGCGGCGTCTTGCCGAACAAGCGCTTCCGCAAAGGGGCAAGGGTCTTCGACATCCTGACGGTGCATGATCCCGACGAGGCGGGGCGCTATCTCGTCTGCCGCGTGAAGGAGGAGTGAGATGGCAGGTTCAGCCAATGCATTGCAGGCGGCCATCCACGCGCGGCTCAGCGGCGACGCGACGCTCACCGCGATGATCGGGGCTGGCTCGGTATTCGACCGGCGCGTGACCGGCCGTCCGATGCCCTATCTCGTGCTGAGCGAGATCGTCACTGATGATTTCGCGCCCGGCACCGAGGAACATGCGGTGAAGATGGAGGTCTGGTCGGAGGCGGAGGGGCGCAAGCAATCCCAGGACATCGCCGCGCGCGTGAAGGTGCTGCTCGACGGCGTGAGCCTGTCGCTGACCGGATTTTCGCTGGTCAACCTGGTGCATCAAAAGACCGGCGCGCGACGGCAGGTGAAGACGAAGGCGCAGGTGGCCGAGATGGTGTTCCGGGCGGTGACGGAAGGCTGAACCGAATTTGGCAGCAATTTGCGGCGTCCCTCGCGGGGCGCCTTTTTCATTTCACGAAAGGATTTCCGATGACGGCGCAGAAGGGCAAGGATCTGTTGCTCAGGATCCATAATGGCACGAGCTACGAGACCGTGGCGGGGCTGCGGTCGCGGCGCATCGCCTTCAATGCGGAGGCGGTGGACATTACCGATGCCGAGAGCGCGGGACGGTGGCGCGAACTGCTGGCGGGCGCGGGCGTGAAACGGGCGGCGGTGTCGGGATCGGGCATTTTCAAGGACCAGACATCGGACGCGACCGTGCGGACAGCCTTCTTCGACGGCGCGATCCTCGACTGGCAGGTGCTGATCCCCGATTTCGGCACCGTGACCGGCAAGATGCAGGTCACGGCGCTCGAATATTTCGGCCAGTACAATGGCGAGGTGATGTTTGACCTGGCGCTCGAAAGTGCCGGCCAGCTGACCTTCGGGGCGGTCTGATGCGGACGGGCAGAGCGAACCGCCAGCGTGGCGAGATCGAGGCCGATATCGACGGCGAGCGGCGCATCCTGTGCATGACGCTGGGTGCGCTGGCCGAACTCGAAACTGCCTTCGGGGTCGATAATATCGCCGATCTGGCCGGGCGTTTCGCCGGCGGCAAGGTCGGGACGCGGGATGTGATGGCGATCATCGCCGCGGGTCTCAGGGGCGGGGGCAATCTCGTCGAGGACGGGGGTCTGTCGGATTGCCGTGTCGAGGGCGGGATCGCTGGTGCGATCCGGCTGGCGGCGCAACTGCTCGACAGTGCGTTCTCGCCGGAGGAGCCGACCAAAAACCCTTGAGGGCCGCAGCGGCCCGATCGATCGATGCCGGTCCGCAGCCTTTCCCCTGGGGCGCGGCTTTGCATTTCGGTCTCGGGCTGCTGCGGCTTTCTCCAAAAACTTTCTGGTCGCTGACGATGCGGGAGCTGATGGCGCTGGGCGGAGCGCTTCGGCCGGCGGATGCGTTGGATCGGGCGGCGCTTGCCGCGCTGATGCAGCGATGGCCGGATGAAAGCAGCAAGACCTGATCAGCGGCGGAAGAAGCCGCTCGCGGCGGCGCCGATGGCAATGCCAAGGGCGATGCCGACGGGCAGATCGTCGATCGCGGCGCCGATGGCTGCACCTACGCCCACGCCGATGGCCATGCCGAGTGCCATCTTGCCGGGTTCGAATTTCATCTCGGCCTCCTTTCGTTTCAATCAATCCAACGCCTGGCGCGCGGCATCGTTGCCACGCATCGGCGCTCGCCTCGCGGAGAACTCATGGAACCGGATGAAATCGATGAGGCGCTCGCCGGCGCCGAGGAACTGAGCAAGGTGCTCGACGGTCTCGAGGCACGGTCGCGCTCCTTCGGGACGGCGCTGACCTCGGCGCTGAAAGGCGCGGTGCTCGATGGCGACAGTCTGATCGAGGTGCTGCAGAACATCGCCTACCGCTTCTCGTCGATCTCGCTCGATGTCGGTCTGAAGCCGCTGGAGACCTCGGTGGCTTCGCTGGTGTCGGGCACGAGCAATCTGCTGTCCGGCGCGCTCGGATTCTCCCATGGCGGCGTGCCAGGGCGGGTGCAGGCCTTTGCCTCGGGCGGCGTTGTCTCGCAGCCGACCTATTTTCCGATGCCCGGTGGCGCGGGGCTGATGGGCGAGGCGGGCAGCGAGGCGATCATGCCGCTCAAGCGCGGTTCCGACGGCCGGCTGGGCGTGGCGGCGGGCGACAGCGGGCCGGCGGTGCAGATCATCTTCAACGTGCAAGCGACGGACGCGCAGAGCTTTCGCAAATCCGAAGGGCAGATCAACGCGATGCTGAACCGTGCGGTGGGGCGGGGAAGGCGCGGGGTGTGAGGGCGGGGGTCGGTAGTCAGTAGTCAGTAGTCAGTAGTCAGTAGTCAGTAGTTCCTAACGCTCAGGGGTCTTCTGGATTTTCAGGAGCTGCGACGAGTGACCACTGACCACTAACTACTGACTACTGACTACTGACCATCTGCTCGCCTCCCCACCCCACATTCAAGGACAAACCCAATGCCTTCATTCCACGAAGTCCAGTTTC